GGAGAAATCATTGAAGGCCATTTCTCTTGATATCGTCTTCAATGATTTCTCCTACTACAAATGGCGTCTTCGACGCGAGCACTAAGTAACCACGTCTGTCTACCACTTCTTGTGCTTCGCGAGCGGGATCAGATAGCTCTGCCACGGTAGCACCCCTTCGGTTTGAGAATCTCGACGGCGTCCATCTCGCCAGCGGTGGTCTTGACTTCGTGGAATCCTTGACCACCTTTCCAGTTCGTAGATGCGCGGTCGTACTTGTTCCAGTCAGGAAATTGCGCCAGCGTCCACCGCTCCAGGTACAGCGCGCATGGTGGCCAATCGGTGTAGCGCAGCGCACGCGGGTCGTAGGCGCTCGCCGGGTCGTCAGGGTCCGGGTACTTCAGGATGTCGCCACAGAAGTACCGATTCCACTTATTCATCCAGCGAATCACGCCGGCGCGGATGCGCTTCTCGCTGTCCGGCGAACTCGTCGCCGTCTCGTGGTGGAACACGTTTACGTCAGGGCGGCACCCAATCGTGAACCCGGCGAGCCGCAGGCGAATCATTAGGTCCACTTCCTCGTGGTGGCCGAGACTTATGTCAAGTGGGTTGCCTTCTGAAATAGAATTGCATCGTCCGTATAGGCGAAAAGCGTCTAGTGTTGACGTTCGCAGCATCCAGCAGTACCCGGCGTTCCACAGGCACTCGAAATACTTCCCATTGTTGAACCCGTAGTGCCCGGCACCTGGGAACACCTGTGCGCACTCTGGGTTCTGCTCCAGCACTTCCATCAACATCTGGTCCCACCCGCGTGTCCGCACCTCGATGTCGTTGTCGCAGTACAGGAAGTACGGAGCGGTCGAACGAGCCAGCAGACCGTTGACGGCTCCAGCGTAGCCGACGTTATCGTGAACGACGCGCTCGCACTTCAAGCGCTCGAGCACCCGCAACACGTCATCGTCGCCTTCGGTGTGGTTATGCCAGACCATCAGGCGGTAAGGCTGCACCGTGTTGGCCGCGATGCTGTCTACGGTGCGCTGGAGCTTCTCAGCGCTCTTGTAGGACGCGATGCCGATATCGAGAGTCATTCGTACCTGTATTTCATGCCTATGGTAAGCGGCTTGTTAGTTGGTCCAGCAAGGGGAGCAACCGCTTTGGCGTAGCGGTTCCTCTGCTTTAAATCCTCAGTCATTTTGATTAACTCTGTAGCAAGAGCAACGTCGCCACGCTTTCTGGCATCCTCAGCCGCGTCTATCAATTCCCACGGATGACAAAATGGCTTCATCGGCGCGGCCTCATCAGTGCATCGAGCACCCACAGGATCACCGTGCCGGCCACAAAACACACCAATCCGATACCGATCATTTCTGCAATATCGTCAAGCAAAGTCGGGTACCTCCTCATCGTCGGCGGGGTCGTAGCGGCCGCTGGACACGTTTACCACGTAAGCGCTTTCACTGAGAGCTGGGTTGATAAGTTTGCAGGCTGTTCCAGCACGCACGTACACTGAAACCGGACCAATCTCGCCGCCAGATTGGATATCGTTTCCGTTCGCGAAGCGAATCCAGACGCGTCCCTTGATGCAGCAGAACAGCGAATCCCGCTTGCGGTGCAGATGCGGCCCTTTCGTGGCTCCCGGCAGCAAGGTGGTGATGTATACCTGCTTCGGCCCGTAGCCCAGCACGACCTCGCCTTCCTCCCACACGCGGATGATGCGCCCGTTGGGGCGACCGGCGCGGTCCTTCGTCTCGAAAGTTTTGTTGAGCCAGTGGTTCATAGTGGTTTGAGCTCTTCAAGTAGAAACCATAATCCGGCTGCCACAAGTGGGGCGACCCAAGCGCTATGGGTGTGTTCCGCAATAGCTCCGACAGCCGCGCCTAGTATCCCGCATGTGATCATTCTGTTAATTCTCATAGCGGCTTCCTGTACCATTGCGGCGCTTCCTGCACGAACCCGACGCGCGCAAGCATCGGGTCCCAGTCCTGCTCCCAGTGATCGTTAACGGAAAGGTGCATCGGCATGTCGCCTTCTGGGCCGCTCCCAATCGCGAAGGCGTTCTGGGCGCAAAACAGGCCGCCTGGCTTGAGCGCGGCGAAGATGGCACGTACCCAGTCTTCGACGTTCGGCACGTGCTCTAGGTAGTCGAGAGATACGATGGCATCGAACGGTGTGATGTGCGGGCCTCCTGGATCAAAGCCAGCGGTAAGGCAGGCCAACGTATCGTCTTTGAACCGCATTGCAAAGCGAGCCAGCGCGAAAGCCGCCGTGCGCGAATCCATCAAATCGTGGTACATCGCTTGAAAGCCCGCTTCCTTCATCTTGATGGTCAGCGTGCCAACGCCGTCGCCCAGGCAGAGCACGCGGTAGGGAGTCAACTCAATGATTGGCGCTATCGGAATGTCGCCAACGCAGAGAACCGGGCCACTGTCGATCTTCTGTTGTCGATCGCCTTTCAGCCGCGTGATGACGCCTTCGCACGTGCCCGCGTAGTTGAAGCCGGCGTCACAGTGGTACGCGGTCAACTCCCACAGGTACGCTTCGGTGTTGCGATACCAATCCAGAAGGTCGAGCGGTGAGCCTATACGTCCATTGTCGAGAGGGTCACCCATGAAGGCGCGGAAATCTTCCGTCACGGCGTTATGGAGTGGGCCGAAGCCAACGGCCAATTTCTGTACGCACGTCCTTACCGGCAAGTGAAGGAAAGCCGACAGTTCGGCGGCGCGGTAGCTCATGCCGTCGGTTGCTCGCTGTTTCCAGCAATCGCGAAGCAACTCCAGCCCTTCATCCAGTGGCGTCTCAAAGAACGCGTCCTTGTACGTCGTGTCGAGCGGGCGCTCGGCGACAAGAGGTCCATACTCAGCCACAAAGTCTTCATGGGTGATTGCTTCAAACCACGCATCAGGATTCAGCTTTCGCGCCAGCTCGTACCGCGAGAGCCGTTCAGGATTGCCGCAATGGAGGATGCGGCCCTTCGGCCGAAGCTGCGCCATCTTCCACAGCATCTCCGCGACGTCCCAGGCGAAGCTCACGGAGAACCAGCGGTTATCAACTTGCCACTTCTGGGTTCCGCTCAGGATCGACTCCGCTGGATTCTCGCGGCCGAGCGCGGGAAATGGCCGAATGCCGAGCACAAAGGTCGGACGCACGATGGTCCAGTTTAGAAAGCTAGCTGTTCGAATCGCGTATTCGGCAGCGGCTTTCTGAACACCGTAGCAGTTAACGTGTGTATGAGAGGCAAGTCGATGCGGTTCATACGGGCCGCTGTTACCATCGAACACAGCCTGTGAGCTTACTTGGATAAGATGCGAGTCGCTGACGTCACACCACTCGGCGAGACGCTCCGGCAGCATCGCGTTAATCGCTTGGTATGCGCCCATGTCGCGCTCGACCACATCCGGCCTGCTCTCGCCCGCAAGGTTCACGATCACGTGCGGCTGTTCACGGTCGAGCCATTCTTTCGTGGTGTCCCAGTCTTCCAGGTCGAGCGCGTGCGACAGCGGGAAGGGATGCTTGCGGACGAACAGCGGCTCGACGCTTTCCGGCACGCTGATGAGCATATGCTGGCCGATGATGCCGCCACAGCCGAGCACCGCGACTTTCAGTTTGTCAGGCACTTATTTTCCTTAGGCCCGTTGACTGCTCCGAGTCCGCATGCCTTGCGAGGGCTTCTCTCTGACGGGCCAAGCAGACAGATGTTTAACTCGTTGCGCATGAGCCAGGTCAATTCTAGCGGTCGCGCTTCCGCCGCCGCAATGGTACGTTAGTTCTAGTAGTGCCAGAAAAACCGTTTCAACAAATTCGACATCCAAAGAAAAGAGCCTTCTTGCTCGGTGTCGCGATCGACACCAACCGCGCTCGTGCAGCGAAGGCGGCTGACATCGACCGTTCGCTGCATTACCACTGGCTCAAGACAGATGCGGCTTACGCTGAAGCGTACAAGGTCGCTCACAGGATGGGAGCCGAAGCACTCGAAGATCGAGCGACAGAGCGCGCGATGGACGATCGAGACGTGCTTCTGATATTCCGTCTCAAGTCTGAAATGCCAGAGAAGTACAGGGAGCGCTGGGATGGACAACTCAGCGGACCAGGCGGTGGCCCGCTTCTGAGTGATGCGCAAGTGCGTAAACTCTTAGAAGAGAATGCCCCACCTGACGGCGGCTGAGTATCAGCGGTTAGTCCTGCGACGTTCGCTCTGGAGTCAACAGAAGGCCATCTGCGACGCCATCGAGCGCAAGCCGTTGGTTTCCGTCAAGTCCTGCCACGCTAGCGGTAAGACCTTCGTGGCGGCCGGGATTGCGCTGTGGTGGTATCACAAGCACCCGGACGCCCGCGTGTATTGGCTGGCACCGACGTTGCGACAAGTCAAGATGGGCTTCGATGAAATCGCTTTGGCGGTGAAACAGGCGCAGCATCGCTTTCCAATGGTGACGACCGCCGCGATGCGGCGCGACGAAGGAAACTTCATCCAAGGATTTTCAGCCGCCAAGTCGGTGAACGCCCAAGGCCCGCATGCGCCCAACGTGCTCATCATCACCGACGAAGCGCCAGGCATCCAAGGCGACGTCTGGGATGCGCTCGAAGGAATCCGGTCTGGCGGAAATGTCAAACTGCTGAAGCTCGGCAACCCAGTTATCCCAGGCGGCCCGTTCTTTGAGGACTTCGGTCGCGGTAAGCAGGTTGTGGAGTGCATCACCATCTCGGCGTTCGACACGCCGAACCTGCAAGGCACCAGCATAGAGCAACTTCTCACGATGCCGGACGCCGAACTCGATATGGTCGTATCGCCATATCTCGTGCGGCGCCGCTGGGTAAAGGAAATGCACGCCAAGTGGGGACCGTCGCACCCGAGCTACCAATCGCGTGTGCTTGGCCAGTTTCCATCGCAATCCAAGTTTGCTGTCTTCGATGCCGAGTGGGTGACGCGCGCTAGCCGCGAGCTGACGGAGCAACACTGGATCGACGTTAAGAAGTGGGAAGGAATCATCCAGGTCGGCATCGACGTGGCCGGCGCTGGCGACGACGAGACGGCTTGCTGCGCGCGCATCGGCCAGCTTGTCATCGCGGCGGACGCCTGGGGCGACGCAGACGCGCGTGGCCCGTGTTCCTTGTTCCTGACGCGCCTGAAGCGCGACTACCAGAAGGCGCGCATCGTGGTGATGGTGGACGAAGGCGGAGTCGGCTACTTCTTTGGAAAGTGGTTGGCCGACCAGCAGTTTGAGGTTTACGGAACGAACTTCTCGGATCGTCCGACTGACCCGGCGTTTCTGAATCTGAAAGCTCAAATATACTGGGTGTTGGCCGAATGGATGAAGCGCGGCATTTACGGCGTGCTGGACCTGGACACGCAAGGTCAGTTGATCGGGGTGCAGTTCAAGCCAACCAGCACCGGCCAGATTCAGATTGAGCCGAAGGATGAAGCCAAGAAGCGCGGGCAGAGTTCTCCGGACAGGGCGGAAGCGCTGGTGCTGGCGTTCGCGCCGGTTGTGCTGAAGCATCAGAGGCTCACGTACCAGGACCAAAGTTCTATTGCACAACGGGCGATGTAGGGCGGAAAATCAAAAGCGGAAGGTAAGATATGAGCCGTTCTGGATACAGCGAAGACTTGGATCAGTGGGATTTAATCCGATGGCGCGGCCAAGTAGCGAGCGCGATCAAAGGAAAGCGCGGACAGAAGTTACTTACTGACTTGCTGGTAGCTCTTGATGCGATGCCGGACAAATCCTTGATCGTGGGAGAACTGGAACAAGACGGCGAGGTATGCGCTCTCGGTGCGCTCGGAAAGGCGCGTGGTATTGATATGAACACGCTGGACCCGGAAGAACCAGAGGCCGTCGCAGCGGTCTTCGATATCGCTCCGCAGCTTGCTCAAGAGATCGCTTACATGAACGACGAATGGGGGGATCATACACCCGAAGCGCGCTGGGAGCGGATGCGAAAATGGGTTGCTAGCCTGATCCAGCATCAGAAGCTCACGTACTAGGACCAATCTACTATTGCGCAGCGGGCGATGTAGGGCTGAAAATTAGAAGCGTGAAGATCAGTGAACTTCTAAAGCAACTTTACAGCGTTCAGGCTGAACGCGGAGACCTTGACGTTTTCGTGTGGCCGATTCGTTACGAAGATGGTGGAGCAGAGATTACTGAATTGATGGACGAGCCGAGTCTTGTACTTTCGCTTCATCCTGATGGCGGCACTGCTACAGTGTTGAGGATTGAGCCGTGAGCGACCCACTCGTAACCTGTGTCCTTCTCACCGCCGACCGCCCAGCGATGACAAACCGCTCGGTGCGGTGCTTCCTTTCGCAGACCTACGAGCGCAAGGCGCTACTCATTTTCGATAGTGGCGTGGATGGCCTTCCTCCCAGGCGGGGAGCGGCGCTAGTTTACGATGAGGGCCAATCTCCAGGGGAGAGCATAATCTATACCGACGCCCAGCGATTCCGCGGCTCCTCGATCGGCGCTCTCCGCAACGCCGCCAACGAGCTGTGTGCCGGCACCGACATCATCGCGCACTGGGACAGCGACGATTGGTCGCATCCGTACCGGCTTGCCGAGCAGGTAAATCTGTTGCAGGCGTCGCAGGCTGACGCGGTCGGGTATCACGATATGCTGATGTGGTTATGCTCTCATGAAGTCGGAAAGGCTATTCGTTGTTCTGTCTGTGGAGGAACTAAAAAGCCGCGCGGCAGGTCTGCTCCTGTAGACACATTGTTATGTGATGAGACTTGTGCGGGTTGGGACGCCGAGCCTCGCGTAGGAAGTCTATGGCCGAACGAAACGGCAGATCAGTTCGGTTATCCATCTCCAGAGGCCCATCTCTACCGCTACAGCCCGTCCCGCGATGCTGGCCGCTACGCGCTAGGGACGTCGCTGCTGTACTGGCGGCGCGCCTGGGAGCGGCACAAGTTCATCGACACGCGCGAGCCGGGCTGTGCAGAACGGGGCGGCGAAGATAACCGTTGGGTTCGGGAAGTGCGATGCGTGAGCGAACAGTCAGCGGAAAAGCAATCCGGCTACGAGCCGCGCATGATCGCCGAAATCCACGGCGGCAACTCCAGCCCGTCGATGGTGCCAGGTATCCTTGTGGGCGAAAACTATACCCGCGTGCCCGAGTGGGACAGCTATTGTCGTGATAGAATGAAGCTGTGAGAGACCTTCCTCGTCATCGATCCAGGTAGTACGGACTGGACGTCGAGCACGATTCGACGGCCTCTCACTTTTTACCGCCATGCCGACGATAATTGACTTCAACCCAGCCGCCACGCTACCGGAGTTCTGTCCCGTCCATGCGCCTGCCGAGCATCACCACCGCACGCGGCGGCTTGGCGTCGACGAAGGGTGGATCTTCTTCGCGTGCGGGTGCCGCCAGAGCCAGAAGACCGGCGAGGTCACCGAGTTTAAGTATTGGGAAATGACAAGCCCTGTCTGTCCTGCCGATATCCCCGCTAAGGTAAGGCCGAAAGTCACCATCACATCAGCGAATATCGACAGAGGGCAGGAATGTAATTCTGACGATCTCACATCGGCGCTCGAAGATTCCGCATCGTCTGAGCCGCCTCCCATCCCTGGAAAAGCGCCCCTTCAAATCGTGAAATAGCCATCGCGCGGCATTCCTCGAAGCCGCGGAAGTAGGCCGCACGCTCCCGCTTCTTGGCCGCCAGCTTCTTATACTGCCGCTGGTACGCCGCCTCACACTCCTGGCACGGGCCGCCGCGTTCTCGCAGGCTTGGGCGAAGCCCGCACTTTCCGCACAGCTTCATGTTAATAGTCAGGTTTTCGCATTCTGATTCCGTCACGGAACCACGACTGGTAAATCCTAAGGCAGTGTGTACAATGGCTCCAGGCGTGCTTTTCCTTAATCGGACAGCCTTCCAGCGGCCCACGAAAACGGCTGCGTCGCGGCGGCGTCCGGCGGGCTATTGGCGTCAAAATGCTCTGATGCGGTCCGTGAAACATTACACGAGCATATCAGAATCCGACGTAAGAACAGTAGGGCATCCGGCTAGGCGTATGAAACACTTGCGCCGTGGACCTGGTCATTGAGGCTCTAACCAAGCGTTTCAAGGAAGCCGCTACAACCCTCAGCGCGGATGACATCCGGCGCCGCCTTTCCGACACCTTACGCGAACAAAACACAGGCGGTAGCTACTGCTACATCTGCGACGTGTTCGGCGACGACGACTCCGGAGACGTGGTGTATAGCTGCGACGGCTGCCTGTACAAAGCCCCGTACTCGATGGGCTCGGTTAGCGGTAAGCCAGCCTGCAACATCGACATGGACAGCGCGGTCGAGGTTTGGCCGCAGACGGTTTACCAGGAAAAGCCCGACGACGACGACCACATGACCGCTATGGAGTCCGTCGCTGACGTGCTGGAGAACGGCCGGCGATTCGCGTTGGGGCTGTTCGAGCGGTTCATCTCGAAGGACGAACGTGCTTCGATGGACAAGGCCGACTTCGCCGGAAAAGGAACCAGTTTTCCGATCAAGAAACCAGGCGACGTGATGGCGGCTGTACGAGCCATCGGGCGCGCGGGTTCTTCCAACTACAGTGCCGACGTCATCAAGAAAAACATCAAGTCGATCGCCAAGCGCAAAGGGTTTCCTATTCCTGACGCCTGGAAAGATTCCGACAACAAAGTAGCGGCCGCGGCACGCGAGATTCCGATCGACGGTGAGTACGTGGCGTTGCGGGAAGGCGCTGTCGGGCAGGACGGAACCGCGTACCTGAAGCTCATCGCTCCTGGCTGGGGTTCGAGCGGCCACTACTCCAAGGAACTTCTAAAGCGCGACGGGCCGACCATTTTCAAGGCTGGCCTGAAGAACTACTGGAACCATCCGACCGCCGCGGAAGAGTCCGCCAGACCTGAAGGCGACTTGCGCGACGTCGTCAGTGTGCTGTCCGAAGACGCCCACTACGAAGAGAACGGGCCAGCCGGCGCTGGCCTGTACGCCAAGGCTCAGGTTATGCCGCACTACCGCGAGCACGTTGACTCGCTGGCCAAGCACATCGGGATGAGCATTCGCGCGATGGGGCAAGCCAAGGAAGGCACTGCGGACGGCAAGAAGGGCACCATCATCGAGAAGCTGACGCGCGCCCAGAGCGTGGACTACGTTACTGAGCCAGGCGCGGGCGGCAAGGTTTTGCAGTTATTCGAGGCGGCGCGGGCCGCACACCAACAAGGAGAAACCGACATGGACGAAGCGACGGTCCAGCGCCTCATCGAGGCGGGCGTACAAAAGGCGCTCGCTCCGATCCAGGCCGAGAATAAAGCGCTCCTGGAGCGGCTCACGATTGTGACCGAAGCTCCGCGAGTGCTCAAGGAATGCTTGGATGGCGTAAACCTTCCGGCCGCCAGCGCGAAGCGGGTGAGCGAAGTTTGCTTGGCCAGCATCCCGCTGAAGGACGGCAAGCTAGACGAAGCAGAGTTTAAGAAAGTGGTCGAGGCTCAGGTCAAGAAGGAAGGCGCCTTCCTGGCTGAGTTGTCCGGCGGCCGCTTCGTGGTCGGGATGGGCACCACCGCGGCGACGGTTGACCCGAAGGTCATCAAGGAGCGGGCCGACAAGGAAGACGAAGAGTTTGAGGAAACGATGAAGGAAATGGCCGACATCTTCGTTGTTCCGCAAACCGGCGATGACAAGGAAGCGCGGAAGCAGCGGCGCAAGAACTTCATGGAAGGGAGGGCTGCGTAATGGCAACGAACAAGCGGCTTGAGTATTCAAGCCCGATTCAGCTCAATGTCGCTGCGCTCATCACCGGCACGCCGCCAGTCTCAGCGATTCTAAGCGGCGCGCCCGCCTGTCTCCGTGGACTGAAAAACAGCGCCAGCTACAACGGCTTCCCGAACGGCATGGCTCTCGTGGCAAACAACAGCGCCGTGTCGCCCACCGGGAGCTTCGACAACTTCCAGAGCTTTGATCACTGTGGCGCGTTCGACCTGACGGTGCTGGCCGAAACCGGCGAGTCGCCGGCGGTCAACAGCGCCGTGCAGCCGGGCGACGTCGTTTTCGCCAACATCAACACCGGCACCTACGAGGCCACGAGCGGTCTGTTCTACGGGTTCACGCTGGACAAGAACCCCAGCGGCATCCCGTTTGGGCGCGTGGTGCTGGGCTCGCTCACCGGAGGCACTTCCGGCGTCGTGACCGTGATGCTGTTCCAGGATGTTCCGTAAGGGAGAAACCATGGTTGACTTCAAAGAAATCGCAATGAACCTTTTCGACCCTTCGTTCACGAGGGGCGGCTCCTTTTCGGAAGGAAGCGACGCGGCCGGCTACGGTGAATTTGAACGCGGGACGCGACAGGTTGGCGTCCGTAAGTTCACCGAAAAGCAACAGCAGCGCGAGTACCAGCGGCAACTGAAAGAGGCCATGAGCCTCTTCCGCAAGACTCTCGCGGGCGACGAACTCGCGGGCTATTTCTTCAAGCGCGCGATGAAAAATGACCGGCAGGTCCGTGAAGCGCTGGGCATCAGCGACTTTCCAAACCTGTTTGGCGACATCATCGACCGTTCCGTGCTGGCCAACTACAAGGAAACGCCGTACACGTACCCAATGTGGTGCCACGTTGAGCAAATCAACGATTTCCGGACCGCGCGCCGCATCCGTGTGGACTTGGGCACCGGCATTGGTACGCTGCAAGCCGCCAACGCCAGCGCGACCGGGCAGGCGAACCCCAATTCCCAGAGCTTGACCCCCATCGAGATTGGCGGGCCCTACATCGAAGACAAGCTGTCCGACAATTCGTACACCTACAATCTGATGAAGTTTGGTCGCCGGATGCCGTTCTTCTGGGAAACAATGATCAACGACGATCTGAACGCGTTGAAGGACACGCCGGCGCGGTTCGGTATGGCGATGCGCCGCATGGAAGAGTTCTTTGCTACTTCGCTGATCGCCAACAACACGAACTTCTTCAAGAAGGCGAATAACAATGTGGTGGATTCTGGTATCTCGAATCTGGCGACGCCGCCTCAGCCGACCACCTTCCACATGCCGCCGCTCTCGATTGCGGCGCTCCAACAGGCCATGCTGGTGTTCAGCTACCAGCGCGACTTGACCAATCAGCCGATTTCGCTGGACGCAATGATTCTGATGGTTCCTCCGGCTCTCGAAGTCTGGGCGAACAACATCATGAACGCCACGCAGCTCGGGCTTAATGAGCAGGGCGGAACGCTCACCGCGGCCGGTGCTGGCGCGACGGCGACCAACTACAACGCCGAGCGGCTGTACACGACGAACTGGATGAAGGGTCGCGTCAAGCTGGTGGTTAACTACCAACTCCCGATTGTCGATACCACCAACGGTTCAACCGGCTGGTATCTCTTCTCCGATCCGAACTACCGACCCGCGGTTGTGTTCGGCAAGCTCCGCGGCCACACCACGCCGGAGTTGTTCATGAAGCTCCCGAACTCGGTAGCGATCGGTGAGGGCAACATGGGGCCTGGCGGCACTGGCTTCCCTGGCACCATGGGTGGCGCCAATAGCGGCAACCCGATGGAAGGCGACTTCGAAACCGACGCCATCCATTACAAGATCCGCAACGTGTTCGGCGGCGTGACCATTGACCCGATCATGGCCGTCTACAGCAACGGCACCGGCGTTGCGGCCACCTAAGGAGGCTGTATGCAGCCCACCAGTTTCGCGGATGTGGTCGGGGCGAACGCCACGGTCCAGATTGCGCCTGGCTCAAAGGCCAACGCGCGATTTCTCAAACTCGCGGTAGTGTCGGCCGGTTCCGTGGTGGTGAGGATTGGAGATTCTTCGGTGTCGGCCACGCAAGGCGTAGCTCTGATTTCCAATCCAGCGGCCGGAATCGCTTCTCCAGTCCTGGACCTTGAGCTAGATGGTGGAGACGTGACGGAGTACTTCCCGATGAACAGTATTTACGCCTACGTCCCAACAGGAGCAACGCTGACCATCACTTCGTTTTCGTAACATGAATGGCCTTTACCTATCAGTTCGGCGCGAATCCGCAAATCGACTATCCGCGGTTGCTGATTGGCGACACAGATTCGACCAATCAGGTATTCCAGGACTCGGAGATACTCGCGGCCTACAACATCATCCCGACGTTCTTCATCACCCCGAACGCGGGCAACGGGCAAGCGGCCGGGGGCAACTTCACGGCTGTCAGTTACTACCGGGTGGCGGCCATTCTGCTCGATGCTCTGGCCGGGATGAAGTCGCGGCTCGCGGCGCAGTTGAAGGTGCTCGATATCGAGTTGAACGTCACCGACGCGGCGCGGGAGCTGCGCGCGACCGCCAAAGAGTACAGGGACATCGAGGACCATTCGGGCGCGTTCGCGATTGTCGAGATGGTGCCGAACAACTATGCCGCCTACGAGCGTGTGTGGAAGCAGCTCTTGAGGCTGAACCAGTAATGTACAGCGTCAAAGCATCGCTCGCAGAGGTACTCGCGCTTCCCACGAAAGTGGTAGCGGCGGACTACCTGTTCGATTCGCTCATCACGGTGCAGCAAGCTACGAACACGGTTGACGCACTCGGTCAGGTGGACTACACCAACACCGGCTTTGCCAACATCGCTGGGGTGGTCAACGTTCCGTGCATGAGGGCGCCGGCGAGCGCGGCGCGCATCGTGAGCGGCCAAACCGACACCGCGGCCGACATGGAAGCCTTCAACCTGTTCCACGTCTTGCTTGACGGCTACTTCCCGCAGATCCCCGAGCCAATGCAGGGGCGCGCGGAACTGCGGGCCATCATCGACGGCGTGCAGCATGAAATCCTGGCTGTCGAGAAGTCGAGCCAGTTGGCGACCGGCAATCAGACGCGACTGCAATGCCGACAGGTGGCAGTATGATCGGCGCCACTGCAACGTTTACACCCGGAGCCGTGGATGCTGGCACCATCTTGGCCGCAGTAGTGGCTGGTGTGGCCATCGGCGCAAAGATCATCGAGGAGGAAGCCAAGTCTATTTGCCCGGTTGACACTGGGGCGCTTCAGGCTTCCATTCAGGCTCAGGAACCGGTCACGGAAGGCAACCAGGTGACGGCAGAAATCATCGCAGGCGAGCACTATGCCGCCTACGTCGAATACGGCACGGGCGAAAGAGGGGCGGCGTCTGCCGGGGCCGGCGAGGGGCCGTACAGCCCGCACTGGCCCGGCATGGCCGCCCAGCCGTACATGCGGCCGCCGCTCGATACGCGTCGCGGCGACGTGTTCGACGCCATCGCGCAGGAGGTTGCAGGTGCGTTGTGAGCTACACTCCTTTGGAGCAGAAGTTACGTCAGGAAATGCTGATCGACGCGGGGTTGTCTCCGCTGGTCGGTACGAGTATCTTTCCGGTTCAGTTGCCCAGCGGGTTCCTGTCGGCCAACCCCAGCGGAAACCCGCCACTCAGAGCGTTGGTGTATCAGCGGGTCTCGACTCTCCGGTACTACACCCACGACGGTGCGAATATAACGCTCTCGGCGGTGCGGATGCAGTTCACGGCGTGGTGCAAGGGCGCGGACTCGGCGACCGACGCTCTCGCGGTCTTGAACGCACTGACGGCCTTCTTGAACACGTTCTGCGCGACTTCTACGGCGTTGTTCACTTCGCCGCCGACCACACCGACGCAGTTCCCGAATATGGTGCTAAACGAGCGTCTGTCGCTTTACCCACAGACCCAGCCTCCGCTGTTCCTTGGAATCTTAGAGGCGCGAATTTTCAATAGAGAGGACTTGTAACCATGGCCACCCTTCCAGCAGAAGCAGCAGCAGGGACTTTACTTCAGATCGGCAACCTCGCCAGCCCGGAGGCGTGGCAGAGCATCGCCAACGTGTCGGACATCACTGGGCCGCAGATGGGTGCCACCGAAGTGGACATCACGTCTCACACGTCGGTAACGATTCCCTGGCGCCAGAAGATCGTGACGCTGATCGAGGTCGGCCAGACCGTCGTGAAGATTTTCTGGAACCCGACTGACCCGTCGCACAGCAATAACCCAAGCGCCTTCGTGGGTGGTCTGATGTACATCTTCATCAACCGCGTCAAGGTTCCGGTGCGCATCCTGCACCCGGACCTGACCACTGATGCTTTCTTCGCCTACATCTCGAAGGTGAACAAGACCGCACCTATTGCGGGCGTGTTGGGGATGGACATTACGTTCACAGGCACCGACAACCCGATTAATATGGCGTAACGATCTGCCGCTGAGCTGGTAGGGCAAAAAGGGCGCTCGGTTCTTCGCAACAGGCCGGGTGCCCTTTTTGTTTCTGTGGTACGCTATGCGGCATGGATGAACCCACAGCAGTAAGTTACCCGGTGCTCACCGTCCAGGGCGTTCGCTACCCGGTCAAATTCAGCAACGTAGCTTTCTATCGGCTCGACCGCGCCGGTATCGACATCCGCACCGTCAAGGATCGGCTCTCGACCGGCACGTGCGCGTTCTCGCTCATCTACGACTTGTTGGCCGCCTGCATCGGCAACGGCTTTACGGGCGAGAAGCTCGCAGAGTTGATCGATCCGAAGGCCGCCAGTGAAGCGGTGGTGGAAGCGATGGGAAAAGTGCAGCCGCCGGCGGAAACGGCGCTGCGCGAACCGGCGGCTCCGACGATCACGCAGTAGACCGCGACCAGCATTGGCTCGATCTGGTGGCGTTCGCCACGTCTCCCTATGGTCTCGGCATCACGGAGCGGCAGTTCTGGGACCTGACGC